AGGAGTTTACGAAAACCCCTGGCTATATGAGGGTAAACCTTTTACTTCTGACGACATTGGCGATTTCTTCGGTTACGTCTACCTCATTACTAATAAGACAACAGGTAAGAAGTACATCGGTAGGAAGTACTTTACACAGAAACGCAAACCAAGGGGAGCGAAACGGCGTGTTGTTTCTGAGTCAGACTGGAAGAAGTATTATGGATCGTCCCCAGAACTCAAAGCCGACGTATCCGAGTCAGGAAAGGGAAATTTTACCAGAGAGATACTGTCACTTCATACCACTTTGGGGAGAACGAACTATGAGGAGACCAGACAGTTGTTCCTTAACAACGTCCTAACAGAGGCACTTGACAACGGAGAGCCTGCATACTACAATAGTAACGTTTTAGGAAGATATTACAGGAAGGATTATTTTGAATAGTTATCCATCGTGGCAGAAACCACCAACTCCTAACTTCATGCCTTACCTTGAGGGTGCAGCAGATATTATAAGAGAACACAAGATAACATTAGATGAAGATGGTATATTAGATCTCTTACAAATTAAGTATAGATGGCCAGAACCATCGCTAGAAGTTATAAATCAATGCCAGAAAAAATCTAATGGATTTTTTGATTCAAGAGGTTATATTTACTATGAAAGATGGAAAGAATTACACGACTTGGGATTCACTAGTCTATTAAGTAACGTGATGGATCTCACATCAGAATTGAGAGAACTAGATGCTAAGTTATATGAGTACAAAGGGTCTGAAACCAATGCTAATTTATACTTAAGTGCAGGCACTACAACTAAAAGACCAAGTTTTGATCCACATAATCATGACTATCATGTGATTGTGAAACCAATCTATGGCACTTGCACATGGATCATAGATGGACAGAGAAAAGAAGCAGATCCATCTGATGTAATTATTATACCAGAGGGATCTATGCACGCTGTTATAGATAACCCAGAACCTAGATTATCACTTACTATAAATGTCTCTGGATGAATACATAAATTATCTTGTCGGTCTTGGTGCTGACAATATACCACATAGAGAATCTGATTTACTATCACATTCTATAAGAGTTGCTGGTATGTTGTATCATTACAACAGACCTTTTGAAGAACAAGTAGTAGCTCTGTTTCATTCAATATACAGCACTGAATATCAAAGGTATAAGATCAATGTACCAAGAGAAGAAATTCAGAATTTGATAGGAGAAAGAGCTGAGTATCTCGTCAATACATTTTGTACTTTGAATGATAGAGTTGACACAATACTTTACGGCAGAGGTTTGTCTGAACCAGACAAAACATCTCTTAGATGGGTAGAGTATTGTAACATCAAAGACCAAGATCCAGAAGCAGACATATTAAAAGAGTTTGAGATGATCTTGACAGTTGATCAGAATTAGCCTATAATTTATAGGCATACATAATATACATGAAAGTTATTTTAGAGAAATGAATTTATTACCTGATGCTGATCTATTTTTTTGGAACAGTAGATCAAAAAAGTTAGTTAAGAAATCAGTACATAGTCTGTTTGCAGGCAAGGACATACTCTTGGTATCTGTTTGTGGCGCATTTACACCTCCATGCACAGAGATGGTAAAGGAATATGAAAAACTTTATGATACCTTCATCAAAGAAACTATAGTTGATGACATTTATGTTGTGTCAATGAACGACTCATTCGTAATGGATAAGTGGTGGAAAGAAATGAAGATCAAGAAGTGTAAGTATCTTCCAGATGGAAACGGAGCATACATTTTAAGACTTGCAAAACAAGGTGGAATGGCTGCAACTCAGTGCTCTGTCAAAATGTATAATAAAGGAATGGGTGTCAGAGGATGGCGTTGGGTTCTCTTGGTAGAGGACAACATTCAGATGGTTTACCTAGAAGAAGAAACACCAGACGGTGTTGGAAGTAGAGACAACCTACCCGACGATCCATTTGAACTAACTCATGCAAGTCAGATGCTTGAACTATTAAAGAATAGAGATCAGATAGATCACATTAAAGCACAGAATGATGCCACTGATAAAGGCATGGAATTGCCAGGCTAATGAAAATAATAAGTCTTAAGTATCTTGAGGAAAATTTTGATGAGATAATTGACCAAGCAAAATCAGGAGAGTCTTTTATGTTAGATACTCCTGATGGTCAAATAGCTTTAGTTCCAGACAAAAGTGTTTTGAAACCTGTCATTGATTCTGGACAGGCACAAGACATAGAATACATGTGGAATCATGATGATGGTGCTTGACAAAAACTGAATACTGATTTAAAATAAAGACGTAAACCAAGTCAGAAAATGTCTACTTTCATTTCTAAGTTCAAGAAAAATCTAGATGCTCTAGAGAAAGCAGTAGGTCAAGAGTTCGCTCTTGATTATAAGTATCCTAAGATTTACAAAAAGGTTTTGAGATACTACAAAGGTGAGGGATATGAGTTCAGTGATGAAGATCCAGAACAAGAATACTCACTTCTGATGAGTTTGATTGCAAAAGACCTAGAGGCAAACTAATGATTGAAGTGATTCGCCAAAACGATCCTTACAGGTATGTTAAGATGCCTGATCTTTTAGAAAACGGACAACCAGATTACCGTATTCAGAAATGGAACAACTATAATGGTTACAAGGACATGTACCTATGTGACAATTGGATGCAGATGAAAACAGCCATCCAAGATTTTGAGTACACAAAATGGTTAGACCCTGCTGGGGTTCCGTGTTACATCAAGGATGACTGAAGAGCCATCAATACCAGAACAGGCAAAAAATATCACAAGAACTGCTTATGATATTGTGAAAGGTTTCGTCTTTGACGGAACCTTAATTGCTCCTGATGTTGTGAAAAAAGCACGAATAGATATATGTAGAGATTGCAATAGATTTGACCCAGACCATGCGAGATGTAGAGAGTGTGGTTGCTTCATGCCCACTAAGGTCAAGTTTTCTGCAGCAAGATGCCCCCTAAGACTTTGGTAATTATGGAAGAACAAATTGATTCTAAATTAAGAATCGAACATAAAGATTTTATTGGAATATATGAGAACGCAGTAGACCCAAGATTCTGTGATTTTATTGTAGATTACATGGACAAGGCAGAGTTTGTTGATTTCAAAAGAAACTTTAGTCATGTAAAAGATAAACAGATATGCTTAGATGGATTCTCTCCTAGCGAATCTAAACAGATGATGGAGTTTGTCAACAACTGTTTGTTTCATTACCTTAATGAATATACTTACCTAGGCAATTTCAGTTATGTAAGTTCTCTATGTCTACTTCAAAAGACAGAACCCACTAACGGATATCATTTGTTCCATGCAGAAAATGTGAATTGGAATCTAAACAACAGAACTATGGCATGGATGGTATATTTGAATGACGTAGAAGAGGGTGGAGAGACAGAATTTTTATATCAAAAGAGAAAAGTAAAACCAAAGAAAGGAACTATTGTTATTTGGCCTGGTGGATACACTCACCTACACAGAGGTAATCCTCCTATGAGTGATAAGTATATAGCTACTGGTTGGTATCAAGGAAATATTGGTCTCGCTCAGGTTCAGACGGCTGGGGTGCTTGATAAACAATATATGGATAGTTTAAATTCATGACACCAGAAGAAAAAGAATTGAGATCCATATACAAGTTCTATAAGGACACTAAAAAGGGTTTCTTTACTGAAGATGGATATGCAGCAGTTCCTTGCGGAGAAAAGAAAAGAGTGATAGTATATCAAGGAGAGATCCTACACACGGCTATCAATGATGACACCGCAAAGAATTGGATTGCACGCCATAGGAAGAAAAAGAAATGAAAGTATTAGTAACAGGACACAAAGGTTTTATTGGCAAACAAGTCTTTGATTTTTTGAGTGACATCTTTGATGTTGATGGTCTAGACAGACCAGATGATATAAAAGACTTTATAAGATGGGCATCATCAGCAAGTGGATCTACACAGTATGATCTGGTTATTCATCTTGCTGCCTACGCTGCACTCCGAGATAGTATAAACAACCCTGATAAGTTTTGGGAAAATAACGTACTTAAATCTCAACCTATCTTTGATTATTGTAGAAGAAATAATACTAGATTACTATATGCAAGTTCTGCTGGTGCATACAGTTGGTGGCAGAATCCCTATGCCATAACAAAGAAAGTAAATGAGATACAGGCTCCACCTAACAGTGTGGGCATGAGGTTCTTTAATGTATGGGCAGAGGAAGGAAGTAGAGATGATATGTTATATGAGATGTTGAAACAAGGAACTGCAAAATATATTACAAGACATAAAAGAGATTGGGTTCATGTGTTGGATGTTGTCAGAGCGATTGCAACTTTGATTCCTAGTAACTTTACAGGAATAATAGATGTAGGAACAGGACAGATGACTTCCGTGTTAGATCTGGCAAATGCCATGGGTATGGGTCATCTTCCTATCAAGGAAGACACACCCAATGAACCCGATGAGTTGTGTGCCAATATAGAACCTCTCATGGAACTTGGTTGGTTTCCAACTGTGAACATTTTAGATACGGTCATTGCGAAAACAGTGAGTGTATGATACACTAAATAAGATGAAGTTTATTTCAAACTTGTATGGATAAGAAGACAGCACTAGTATTGGGTGCAGGCGGCTTCATTGGAAGTCACATGGTAAAACGACTACGATCAGAAGGGTATTGGGTTCGTGGCGTTGATATTAAGTACCCCGATTTCTCTATGAGTGCTGCCGATGATTTTGTTCAAGGTGATCTTAGAGAAGTAGGACTTGTAGCACAAGTCTTAGATGTAAATGGAGATTCTTTTGATGAGATCTACCAGTTCGCTGCCGACATGGGTGGTGCTGGATACATCTTTACAGATGAACACTCTGCTGACATCATGCACAACTCAGCAACTATTAATTTGAATGTTCTGAACGAACAAGTTCAACTTAATAGATTACTTGGTACAAACAAAACTAAGATCTTCTATTCTAGTTCTGCTTGTATGTACCCAGAACATAATCAATTAGATCCAGACAATCCTGATTGCCGTGAGAACTCTGCCTACCCAGCCAATCCAGACTCAGAGTATGGATGGGAAAAACTCTTTTCGGAGAGATTGTATTTTGCCTATGCTCGCAACTACAACCTTGACGTTTCTGTGGCTCGCTATCATAACATTTTTGGTCCTGAAGGGACTTGGGATGGCGGAAAAGAAAAAGCCCCTGCAGCAATCTGTAGAAAGGTCGCATCTTTACCAGACACAGGAGGAACTATTGAGGTATGGGGAGACGGTTTACAAACCAGATCATTCCTATACATTGATGAGTGCATTGAAGCAACTCGTAGGTTGATTGATTCTGATTTTGAAGGACCTGTCAACATTGGTTCTGAAGAAATGGTTACTATCAATCAGTTGGTAGAAACTGCTGCTAAGGTATCAGGTAAGGTTGTTAGAAAGGCACACAAACTTGATGCACCTTTGGGTGTCCGTGGACGTAATTCAAACAACGATCTTATTCGTGAGAAACTTGGATGGGATTATTCACAGACTCTTGAAGAAGGTATCTCCAAGACTTATGCTTGGATCACTGAACAAATTAAATCTCGTCAACATGGCGTAGTTGAAATTACATCAAAGGAACTAGAACATGCGAAAAGTAACTAAGAAGAATATCAAACTTGATAAGGATGCAATCCGTTCTCTAGATGTTTCACATCTTGCAGAACAATCACTCAACCCAAATGATTGGCTCACTGCTGGTCAGAGTGAATACCGATTGTATTCTTGGTTATCTACACAGTTCAATGATTCTATCATCTTAGATGTTGGTACAAGGACAGGAGGTTCTGCCCTTGCACTATCTTACAATGATAAGAATAAAGTTATTAGTTATGACTTAGTTGAGCAGGGTGCATCCGAAGGAATCAAAAAAGATAATGTTGAGTTTAAGATTCAAGACTTTAGAACTGATGACTTGAATTGGGATCACGTTTCTATTATAATGATTGACGTTGACCCTCATGACGGAACGGCAGAGGAAGAGATGTTTGAATACCTAGAAGAGAAAGGATGGTCTGGTATTGTTCTTCTCGATGATATCGGTCCTCAGTGGCCTGAGATCGAGGACTTCTGGAATAGAATTACATTCCCTAAAATTAATGTCACTGAGATTGGACACATGAGTGGTACAGGTCTTGTCAATTTTGATGAGAAACATTCCGTTGCTTGGCTTTGATGGAGGTTGTTATTACAAAAATGGATTATGAAGACATGTATTACGAGCAAAAGGCTCGTAAGATATTGGTGCTAGGATCGGGTGGTCAAGTTGGAGCATATCTGACTGACTACCTTAATCGTATGGGGAATGAAGTCCTTGAGTTTGATATCACTAATGGTAGTGAACAGGACATGACAGT